TTTATACTTCTCTAAATTTGTCTTTCTCATTTTATCTTGGACTTCTTTAGATTGCATCGGATGCTTGACATTAAATTTCTCTAAATTCTTCTCTTTAATTTTCTTTTTTATTTCTTCAGACTGAAAAGCATTCTCCACACCATAGTTATTCATCAAAGTGTTTTTAGCTTTGTCTCTTACTACTTTCGAACCTATTGCATATTCTGTTCCGTATTTTTCTAAATTTGTCTTTTTCGACTTCTCCCTAATTTCTTCAGCCTGAAAAACATTTTCAACTCCGTATTTTTCTAAATTTGTCTCTTTTTGCTTCTGTTTAATTATTTCAGAATGCATGGGATGCTCAGCATTATAAAGACTTTTCATAGTCTCCTTTATTTTTTTCTTAACATCCTCTCTTTTAAAAGGACTTCCGTGACTTATTATTATTAAAGATTTACTGCATGAAGCACAACAACCTATGGATTTATTTGGATTTTTTTGAAATCCGCTCATTTGCCTTTTAGTCATCCTAAATTCTTCACCACAAACAGGGCACACAGCCACCCCTGTCTCAAAAGAATAGTCAAAGTACTCATAAATTTGAGAAAGAGAATAATTATGCTCTTCAACCAGATGCTTAGTTAATTCCTTAAAACTGTTGAAATTCTTATTGCATAACTTACAAAATAGCATACTTAATTATAACTCCTCTTATTGCCTTTTTAAAGGTATAAACTAAAATTCGTAACCTTACTTAAAGTTACGAATTTTTATCTACCATAATTCTGTATAATTTGTCAAACACCTGTTAAGAAAAGCTATTCCTTATTTCTTCCTCTTCCTTAGAGTAAGACTTAGGCTGCTGAACTTGTCTTGTTTTTGTCTGAGTTCTCACTTCTTCTTCAGGTGCCTCAAGATTACCGGGTTCATTACCTACTTCAACTTCTTGCTTTCCTTGAGCTTGCACTTGCCGAGGATTTTGTATGTTGCCTTCCATTTCATCGCCGGTATTTGGCATGCCGTCCGGACCATACATTTGCTGCATTTCTTCAGGGGACATCTCTTCAAAGATATTTCTGATGTGCGGGTCTTTTTCCATCTGTACTTTCCAGTATTCAAGGAATTCTTTACCGACAACTTTAGCAGGAATGTTTGGTGAGGAAGCAATTGTATCAATTACAGAAACCATGCTGCTCATATTTTCGGCTTTCAACATAAGTCTTTCATCTTCAATTCTATCGTTTAAGTTCGTCGAAGATTTAAACAGAACTTCAATTTTATCCCTGTCTACAACTTGAGTAAGAATACCTTGTTCATCTGTGTATCTTGCTTTTAAGTGTTTATAAATAAAATCAACAATACCTTTAGCTAAAGACTGTTGAATCATAGAGAGCATCTTTGAATAACGGGGGTTCGTTGTAATTGTATCCTCTTTGGTTTCCTTTGCACCGCCTCTTGAGAGCGCAATGTACTGTTCGGGGATACCCAAAGCCAAAGCTATGCTTCTTCTTAAATCATCCAGAACTTCAGAAAGGTTACTGTTCGGAAAGTCGATAGCAACTTGTTTTAAAGCATTAATACCTTCTTCTACCGAATAAGGTATCATGAGTATGTTATACATCGACTGCATTATAGACGAAATATCACACGTGTCCAAGTTGCCTATAATGTTATTCTTATTTTGATTAAGTGTTAATCCCCATTCCTGCAACTGTCTGATGACTTCAGTCATATTATTGTCTGAAGAAACACCGACACCCATGACAATAGGTTGCGTTGCTCTAATCATTTCCAGAGCAGCCTGTAACTTCGAAAGTTGGTCGTACTGTTTAATCATGTCAATGACAGGGGTTAAAATAGGATACGCACAGCGTATCTTTTCGGGAATTCTGTACTTCTCGTTAAAGTTCTTACTTATAGAGAGCGGAATCTTCTTGTAGCCGAGTAAAAAATGAGAAACTTTATCTGCTTTTATAAATTCTCTGCCCTTAACCATACCTTTAGGGGTAATCTCGAACTTTATAGCACCTAAAAGTTGAGTGTTCTTATAAATACCGATATGCTCTCTTGTACTCATATTATCAGAAACATATTCAATGCCATACCCGGGTCGTGTAGGAGTTGAAAGGAAAAGTTCGCAGTAATCGAGACCCTCATTCATGACACAGTCTTTAAGAATTTCTAAGAAACCTGTACGTCTGAGAAGGTTATGTATATCTTCGCTGAATTTTTCTGCTTTTGCTTTATTCTCATCATCAACATACTTTATATAAATTTCGCCCCCGACACTACCCAGGCCGCCGACAAGGTCATTGAAACCGTCAGAAGCTATAATAGACTTGACTGCATAAGCAATCCAGTGTCCCGAGACAGAATCTATTTGAGAAAGAAGTAAGTTTCTTTGTTGCAACGTAAGCTCTGCTTGCTTTGCAACCTGTCCTCTTATACTTTCTCCCATTCCGTAAAGCGTATTTGAGTTTGAAATAGGAGTATCAACAGCGTACATACCTCTTAAAGACTTAAGTAATGCTGCATTAGCACCTTGTCCCGAAGTACTCGACATGTTACTGTAATAATTCACGCAAGACTCATTTAACGCTTGCCCTATGTTATCAAAAAAATTTTCTTTATTCATTCTTAAAAGTCCGTCTTTAGTTAAAATCTAATTACTGAAATACCTGAAACCCAAATTTGGTCGCTGATTATTTATTCTTTTTGCTATGTTTGAGAATCCCGGTCCTTGTGCTTGCCTTTGATACATTTGTCCTGTCTGAGATATGATTTCTGAAATAGCCTCGTTCGAAGTTTTAAAAAATCTGTCTTGAGAACAAGACCAAACTGCCCCGGCTAAAGCATCTGACATATCATCAGTGTACCCCTTACCTTTTTCTATTTTTTTCTGAGATTCTCTCAGCCCTCTTAATTCTTTTACAAGTTCCGGGTTTTTGTATCCTTCTATAGACTCTGTTATAATAATATTTTTTAAATTCAAATAAATATTCTTATCTTTTTCTATAGAAAGATAGTCTGTCTTAACTCCTCGTTTTGCAATAATTTGACGAGCCAGCTCCCCTTGATGGTTATCTGTTGTGACAAGTTTAAGCGGATACCCTTTCTCTTTTAATGAATACACAAATTCAAGAACTTTAACTATATCTACCTTTTCTTTATTCGGAGAGACAACACCTAAACAAAAATCTATGTAATACTTTCTTCTTGAAATTTCATGCCCGTCTTCTTCACTCTTGTATGTTACTCTGTCCGAATAAACACTCGCTAAGCCAAAACGGTCTCCACTGTAAGCCATATCTAAATGTATGTATCTGAAACATTCAGGTTTATGCGGATGTGAAAAATAATCAGGGTCATTCAAATAACTTGTAACATCTAAAGGTCTGTTTGTTGAAATTTTTAAAATATTCTTATTAAAGATGTTATTTTCCTTATAGAATACCTTATCGAACACAGAAACCGTATTAAACAAAGCAGTTTCAGGCATTGTACGTCTGCCGGCAATGTTTTGTATAGAATTATAAGGATTTACTTTAAACTGGTTATAGTAATACTCTGTATAAGGTACTTCAATTACTCTTTCCCATTCATCCGGTTTTAAAATAATGTCTTCATCTACAATACAAGGGTCCTTTGTGTCGGAACCTAAGAAAAACTGAAAAGTTTCGTCAGTTTCTTCTTCTCTTGCTTCCCAACGTGCAATGTTATCTCTTATAAGTACATTTGGGATACCGTTGTTTCTTACTTCCTGAATTCTCTCCCCAAGCACGTCACCTTCATCTGTAGGAGAAGATGTAAGCCATAAAATACCGCTTAGTTTAGGTGCCTTACTTAATGTAGCTTGTCTTCTATCTATCATTTCCCCGTAAATACGCATTCTGTATTCGACTAAATTTTCTAAAGCAACACGAGGCGAAGGCATGTTTGCTTCGTCTATTGCTCCTACATATAAGTCAGTACCTATTACCGTACCTAAAGAGGAACCTGCTTTTAACAAAATATTATCGGTTATTTGTACACCGTCTTTATCCAACTTCGAAAAAGAAAGTTTATCCCTTACAATGCCGTTGAAACAAGGTGCTTGAGACAAACCTTTATAGATATCGGAACCTAACTGAGAAACAGCAGTTGCATTATCTTTTGAAAGCATTGCAAAAACTAAGTTACCTGTCGCTTTACCGGTTAAAAACTTCGTAGGGTTAATCATGCAAGTAACCAAATAAATTTCATATAAAATACCGAGTGCTACACAGGTCGTTTTTCCGCTATTGCAAGTAACTAAATAATCAGGAAGTAAAAACTTATGGTCTTTGTCTACTTCAAAACCATAGTAGTCACCTTCTCCTATTTCTTCAATAGTAAATTCACAAGTAGAGTAATCTTTAAATACTTTTCTTATACCTTCTACTGTTTTCCTTGCTAATTTAAAAGGAACTCCCGAAAAATCTCCTGATATATTTACGTCAAAAGAAACATATATATCCCCATTTTTATATTTTAACTTCTTTTCTCTACGCTTTACTGTTGCTCTATACCCCAAAGAACGGGCTAACGTAGCATAATCTTCAG